ATGATTGAATTGAAGCAGACTGACACCTTCCGCAAGTGGCGGGAGAAACTCAAGGATGCGCGCGCCCGCTCGGCCATCGCCTCACGCCTCGACCGCTTGGCGTTCGGCCATGTCGGCGACGCCGAGCCAGTAGGGAAAGGTGTCAGCGAGCTTCGCATCAACTACGGCCCCGGTTACCGGGTGTATTTCCAGCAGCGTGGCGACACGATCTACTTGCTACTTTGCGGCGGTGACAAAGGATTACAAGCGCGTGACATCAAGACTGCGCTGCACCTCTCTGAACAATGGAGCGAATGACCATGACCGAGAAACTGACGAGCTACGATCCGGCCGAGGACTTGACCACTGACCAGGCCATCGCCGATTTCATGGCAGCCGCGTTCGGGACGAACGATCCTGCCTACGTTGCCCACGCGCTGGGCGTCGTTGCCCGCGCCAAGGGCATGACGCAGATCGCCAGCCAGACAGGGCTATCGCGCGAACAGCTCTACCGCTCGTTCAGTGCCGAGGGCAACCCGACGCTGCGCACGACATTAGCCGTGATGAAGGCGCTAGGGATCGAGCTCTCTGCGAAACCGTCTGGTGTTCACTGACCGGATGCGCGACAAGCCTTTAAAGAAATCCTATCTGTTTGTCATCAGCATCCCCTCACAGCGTGGTACTAACGGTCATCGCCTGCTGCTCCACATCCAGCAAGGTGACGTGGATAGTGAAGGTGCGGGTATCCGCGTCCAAGGCCATTGAGAAGGCGGTGAGGCGGCGCACCCCTTCGGTGGTGAGGATGGTGCGCTTGACCTCGCGCTCCAGGTGTACCAGGTCGGCAGGCCGCTCCATCAGGGGCAACCACGGCAGGCCGTGGTCCAGATCCAGGAACCAGTTGCCACGGAAGGAGCGCAGCCGTGTCTTCACCCGCTGTGCCACGCCATCGCTGGCAGCGGCATAGTTGCCGCGCCCGTTGCCGAAGGTCCAATCCCCTTGGCTGTCCACGCGGCGCACTCTCATTGGGCCGGGCCTGTCTGTCCTGGGCCGTTCTCCACGTTGTCGTGGGTGTGTGTCTCCAGGCGGATACCGTTTGATACGACGTCGCCATGACCACGGATGCCTTGGGTGAATTCCACGGGAAGATCAAGAACCAGCTTGGTTCCACGCAGTGTGATCACGCCTTGGGTATCCAGTTTGAATGAGGCGCGGCCATCCAGGGTGCGCAATACCACGCCGTCCATTTCAAACGTCGGAATGACATTGGGTAAGGAAGCAATTCCCACGCAGGCAACGGCATCCGACAGGTCATGCAGGCGATAGTCCACAGGCTCGGACGCACGGCCTGACTGGAACCAGGCATCGATGCAGCGATCTTAGAAAATGAGTTCACATTTATCATATTTTAGCATTAATAATCAATAACTTATCTTAATAATAAGCTCCGCAATGAGTAAAATTACTAATTGTTATTTTCAGGGGGTTTTTGATGGAAATGAGAAATTGCGGAGCAGATATTGGGTTTTCTGTCTTTGAACTTTAATCGTGAAACTCACGGCCAATTCATTAATAAACGCAATATCAAGAGCGAGTTTCGTTTAACGTGATTTCTTTACAAAAATATTTCGTTAATCAAAGCGGATAAGGTACCGGTAGAGGCGCTGCTCCAGCGCCTCGCGGGTGGAGCGGCCTCAATGGCCCCACGTCCGGCAAGGATTAAGATGCCGCATGAAGCGGGACGGTGGTATCAGAAAATGCCGCAACGCGATGTAAGGGTTTCGGTATCTGGCTTAAGGATATGGTGAGGCACCCTGTGTCATAACGTTGAAATTGCCACTAACGACCTGAGACGCACTTCATGCAACTGTTCTCTCATCTCACCACGTCTATAAAAAATTAATATACTCGACTGTAATTTAAATTAAGAAAATAACCTGATGAACTACAGCGTTATTCCTCCATATATTTTTTCAAAAATCATTGATACTGGTTCCAGTGACCAGCGAAGCCGTGCACGCAGTACATTGGCGCATGTCCAGATGCTGATGACTGAGACTAAAACAAAACCTGAAGGTTTACACATCACCACTACTGGTAAGCTACAGCGTGAGATTTATGATGCTCAGCAAACCCAGAACCTTCCAGGCACACTAGTACGCATGGAGAAGTCTCGAGAGAACGATGATGTCACTGTGAATGAAGCCTACGATTATCTTGGAGTAACATATGATTTCTACAAGGAAGCTTATCAGCGTAATTCACTCGATAACAAAGGGCTACCACTGAAAGCTACTGTCCATTACGGCAAAGACTACCAGAACGCTTTCTGGAACGGCCATCAAATGGTCTTCGGTGATGGCGACGGAGAAATTTTTAATCGCTTTACATCTGCCATCGACGTAGTGGCTCATGAACTGTCACATGGCATGACAGAAAGTGAAGCCGATCTAATTTATTTTCAACAAGCTGGAGCGCTGAATGAATCTATTTCTGATGTATTTGGCTCACTCGTCAAACAATTTAATAAGAAACAAACGGCTGACCAGGCTGACTGGATTATTGGTGAAGGCTTACTGATGAAAGGCATAAACGGCAAAGGAATTCGCTCCATGTCTAAGCCTGGCAGCGCCTATGACGACCCCTTGCTGGGTAAAGACCCTCAGCCCGCACATATGAACGACTACGTGCAAACACGCGATGACAACGGCGGCGTACACCTCAATTCTGGAATTCCTAACCATGCTTTCTACCTTGCAGCTATCGCATTGGGTGGTTACGCTTGGAAGATAGCTGGTTATGCCTGGTACGATACAGTATGCGACAAACATCTACCACAGGATGCCGATTTCAAAACTTTTGCTGAGTTCACGATAAAACATGGCAAGACCCGTTTTAACAAATCGGTGGGACACACTATCGAAACTGCTTGGCAGCAGGTTGGTGTATTACCATGACAGAGCCATTGCTGAGCTGAACGACGATATAGTCCTTGATATCGCTTGTGAAGGCGGTTGTGCTTGGATTCCCAAACTGGCCAAGCCAAGGCGTGTTACGTTGCGTCAAATGAACCCGCTGCAACGGGAACGTATCTGTAACACGCTTCTTCAGGTATTGCCGCTTGGTAAAACGCCAGGAGCTCAATCTTCTGTCGGGCGAGGTGATCAACGTTATTACCGCATTGAAATCAGCAATATCATTCAAAATCAGAAACACGTCGGAGACGGAGACACCATCATCCTCTTGATTCCCGAAGATCAAGCTCCACCGGAACTGGTTCAACTCTGGAAAGAGGGCGAAATAACGATCAGTCGGTAACACTTCACAATGAATTAAAACCAATCAACAAAGCTACTTCCGCCGAAGTTTTCCCACCAGGCGAATTCCTCCGCGAGGAATTGGAAGCGCGTCATTGGACGCAAACCGAACTAGCTGGAATCATTGGTTGTCCAGTACGGATCATCAACAAGATCATCTTAGGCAAGAAAAGCATTACACAGAAAATAGCAATCCAGTTAGGCGAATCGCTGGGGACTGGTCCGGAAGTCTGGATGAATCTCGAAAGCCAATTTCAATTTTCAAAGCATGCCGTACTCGCCAGCGACCATCGCTAACTATTTCTTACGCCGCGCCTCTAAAGAAGGGCGTGCACTCACCACTATGCAGGTGCTGAAGCTCGTCTACATTGCTCATGGTTGGCACCTTGGATTTCGGAAGGAGCCTTTGATTGATGAACCTGTGGAAGCGTGGCGGCATGGTCCAGCCATTCGCTCGCTTTACAACAAGATTAAAAAGTATGGAAGCGGTGCCGTTACTGAGTTGCTGCCTGTCAATTGGTTTTCTTTGCCAACTCCCCCTTGGGCCAATGTTACGAAAATCGACAAAAGTACAGCAGAAATTTTAGATAGTGTCTGGAATGGCTATGGACACTTTAGCGGTATTCAGTTATCAGAGATGACCCACAAAGAAGGTTCGCCGTGGTGGCAGGTATGGAACGGTCGTGAAAGTAAGGATACTGATGTGATAAGCAATGATCTCATTCAAGAATTCTATGAGCAGAAAATCAAAGCCCATAGCTATGGGAAGCTCTACGAAAAATATCGATCAAATCAAATCCAGCTTAACAATGAAACATTCATTGAGTGTGTTTAATGATGAGTAAATTGGCTCACAGATTGAACGATTTCCTGTCGGGATTTGGCCAGGCGTTTTCGCTGTGGCCTACAGAGTCCCTTGATCGTTACTTGGTGCAGGAAAGCCCCGAATCCCGTATCTATGAACACTTCGCGCGTGTTGGCGAGCATATGGAGTCAGCCATACACAAGGTGATGGAGGAGCAAAGCCTCATCGAAAAAAATGCGATGGATCAACGTCGCTGATTAATACGCGATACACGCCATGACGCGCAGGCCTGCGGGCAGGTTGTGGTGTTCTCCAAAGCGATCAATGGACACGGTGTGACCATGCCTGCCCGCCGATTCGGCTGTGGCGGCGTGGGCATGATCTGCCTCTGCTGTTACAGCAATGTCATGCACATGAAGCCCTGCGGCCTGCATACCGATGTTGTGGGCATGCTTGCCGTTTGCATCGGTGGTGAATCTGTGTAGATGCCCTCCAGTGACATTGGTCGTGACTTTGCCTTGATTTTGCTCATAAAAACCCATGTCTCTTCCAGAGGCATAGATCGCTCTGAAAGAACCCAAGATATGCGCGTGGTCACCGTCCCAAGAGGTGCTGCCTGTATGCTGGTGTAATCCTTGTTCGTCGGTCCATGCCTGGTGTAGATGATTGCCCGCCGCTGCTGCGCTGGCAGGGTGTGTATGGCGGCCTGCGGGATGGACGGTGACCGGATGAAGATGCGTACCGCCCTCCTCGGCGGTTGCGGTGTGCGCATGGGAGATCACTTGCCCGCTGGTGAAGGTGCCGACCAAGGCAGGGTCGGCGGTGTGAACGCCGACGGTGCCTTCAAGAAAATTGGGAATATTGAAGGTGCTGACACCATCACCGGCACCATAACGGGTGTTGATTTCCTCAAATAGGCGTGGGTACATGGCACGCGATACAGCACGGCCATCGCACAGCAAGGTGCCGGGTAAGGCGCGTTTGCCTGCGGTGTAGACAATCTGTCCAGGCTCGTACCTGGAGAGTGCCGTCCAGCGGTTGGGTTCATTCTGTAGCGGTGTATCGGTGTTGTTGTCAGCCGTGGACAGATACAGCCCGTAACGGCTTGCGTGATCCGGGCGGTATCGGACGATCACCCCACGCATGTATGAAAATGGCGTGCCGTTATTCTGTTCGGCGGTGATGAATTCAGGGCTGCCGTATTCTTGGTAGCCTTTGAGCACCGTGGTGATGGCGTGCAGCACGGCATTCATGACGGTGCGTTCTACGGGCTTGGCCGTCGGCTCCTTGGTTAAATCTTTTTGATAGTCCGGCCCCCATCCTTGGGTGTAGCTCACAAAGCCGTGACTGTCTTTGGCTTCGGGCACGTGGATCCTGTCCCCTTGGTGGGCAAAGGGGGTACGGAAGTAGTGTTCTGTCATGGGTTATCGCTCGGGTGGATCGCCAAAGGCGGCGTGTGTGTAGTTACGGTTGCTGCGCTCGTATCCGAAGGGCAGATGCGTCACAAGGTTGTAGCGAACCCGCACGCCTGCCGGACGTGGCAGGATGTCCAGCGCGGTGATGGCATAGCGGATGACGTCTGAAATCATTGCAGTACTGACAAACACGGTATAGCTCATGTCGTAGTGGTCCAGCACTGCGGCGCTGCCGGGAAAGATGAAGTCAAGCACTTGCTCCATATTGGGCGCGGTGCCGGTCATGTGATTTTTGGCAATGCGGCACTTGATGAGAAAGCGGTAGGCTGCATCGTCCAAGCTCAGATCGTGCCGCACGGGGGTGCGTTCACTGGATAAGACACGGGATTGACCGACATGCTGGCCGATGAGGTCAAGGTGTGTTCCGGTGGCGCGTTCGATATCCAATGTCTGGCGCAGATCGGCTAAGCCGTTCCAGGTGGTGCCGAAGGTATCGCTGATCAATGCCGCGGTGGCGGTGGCCCTGGGTTGGCCCTTGTATTGCCAGATCAACAGGTCCGCATAGCTCATCGCACGATGACCTGGAGATCGTTCATTGCAAAGCGCGCCATGCTTCGCACGTCGATAGGAATATTCTGCTCAGACAACGCTTGGCCTGCTTGACCGATCATCAGCGATGTCACCCAAAAGCCTGGGACGCTATTAATTTGGGTATACAGTCGGCTGCGGTGGACGTGCTCGCCAATCAGAAAGGAGCGCTCGGCCAATGCCTGTTTGATCGCATGGGTATCAATACCGGACGTGCTGCTATCGCGCTCTACTTCGATGCGGGCGGCGCAACGGACCATCGTTGGACGGTCAAAATAGATCTCTCTAGGTTGGCCGTGTGTGTTTTTAATCTGTACCCGCACCGCGCCACGCATGTTTGTCCCGAGCGTTTTATGGTGATAGATCACTTCAGCAATGGCGTCATCCCGGCCCCCCTCCACAATGACGTTAATGCCGTGGGCGGGGACTCCCGCAGCATCCACGGTATCGGTGAAGTTTTCTAAGCAGACGACGTGGCGCACGTCGGGCAGCCCCCAGAGCGTGGCTTGGATGCTGTCAGCATTGTTGGTGGATGTCTTGGCGCGACTTTTAAAGAAGCGGGCGCGCAGCGCCGCATCGGACTCTTCTTCTGCCCCTGCTTCGGCGTCCTCGGTCGTGAGGGCCGAGTCCCAGCCCAGGGCCACGGTTTCAATGGTCAGGGCCGTGTGTGCGGGGACGTCAACACGGCCTAAGGCGTCGCTGCGAAAGTCTGCATGGGCGTGGCCGGTGGCATCCAGGCGCACGGGTGACACGAGCTGCCAGCGGCAGCGATTGGGATCGGAAACAACATAACCTGCCGGGATCGGGGCATCGGGTGTGCCGGTCAAGGTGACATTGCGTAAGTAGCTGTAGCTGGCTCGCCTGCGGGTGAGGCCCGCATAGGCAACGCGTTGTTCTAGCCACGCGCCGCTGGCGTAATCCGGGTCCAGTTGCCGGTGGATGTCCGTGCCCAGTTCTTCCAGATCGGCTTTGATCTGTGCAATCAGCCCAATCAACTGTCCATCGGGGCTGTCAGGATCAACGTTGATATCGTTGCCGTAAATGGAGCGAAAGCCTTCTTGCAAGCGGGCAATGATCGTGTCCAGCCGTTCGGCTTCGTATCCGGTGGTGGTAACTTTTCCCATGGTTTAAACACTTAATAAATAATGGAATAAACAACGTCATCCTTAAATCACTAGACAATTTAAGTGTGTCGCTGGCGGCACATCTCTCGCCCTTACAGCGTGGTGCTAACGGTGGTGGTGTGTTGGTACGCATCCAGCAAGGTGACCTGGATAGTGAAGGTGCGGGTATCCGCGTCCAAGGCCATTGAGAAGGCGGTGAGGCGGCGCACCCCTTCGGTGGTGAGGATGCAGCGCTTGACCTCGCGCTCCAGGTGCACCAGGTCGGCAGGCCGCTCCATCAGGTCCAGCCACGGCAGGCCGTGGTCCAGATCCAGGAACCAGTTGCCACGGAAGGAGCGCAGTCGTGTTTTTACGCGCTGTGCCACGCCATCGCTAGCGGCGGCATAGTTGCCGCGCCCGTTGCCGAAGGTCCAATCCCCTTGGCTGTCCACGCGGCGCACTCTCATTGGGCCGGGCCTGTCTGTCCTGGGCCGTTCTCCACGTTGCCGTGGGTGTGTGTCTCCAGGCGGATGCTGTTTGATACGACGTCGCCATGACCACGCAGTCCCTGGGTGAATTCCACGGGAAGATCAAGAACCAGCTTGGTTCCACGCAGTGTGATCACGCCTTGGGTATCCAGTTTGAATGAGGCACGGCCATCCAGGGTGCGCAATACCACGCCGTCCATTTCAAACGTCGGAATGACATTGGGTAAGGAAGCAATTCCCACGCAGGCAACGGCATCCGACAGGTCATGCAGGCGATAGTCCACAGGCTCGGACGCACGGCCTGACTGGAACCAGGCATCGATGCAGCGATCTTGGAAGATCAGTTCACATTCATCCCCAGCAGCGACGGGAAAGGTCATCACAAAGCCACCGCCCCGTGGGAAGGACACCGGCACATCCTGGAGCACCGGTAAGGGCTGAAGGGAGCCATCGTTCCTCTTCTGCTGGATCAACGGCTGTACGGTCGCCGTTTGGGTGACTGGGTTAAAGCTCACGATCTGCCCAGGCAAGGCCACACGCAGGCGCTGGGCCAGCGCTTGGGTACTGCGTTGCAGTACGGCACTGAGGGAGGCGTTATTCCAGTCATCCGAAGTCATACAGACGGCCTCACGTTCTGAAAATCACCGCCCACACAGGTCACCGTACTGAACCAGGCTTCGGCCATGACATCGCCCATGTCATGCAGTGAGGTGATTTTGTAGTCGCCGTTGTAGATAGGGATGATCGAGTCCACGCGCACCAGGCCGCCAATGCGCAAGGCCGGATTGAGCAATGAGGTGATTTTTAATCCATCATCGGTGACTTCTGGGGAGCCAATCATGCCGGTAGTTTGGGACAGCAGCACGGCGTCACCGGTCAAGACGGTATCGGCAGGCAGTAACATCAGTTCTCCATCCTGAATGGACCAGTCCGCGCCATGATTTTTGGCCATTGCATCCAGCAAATCGCGGGTATTGCCCGACAGGACTTTGCCTCTGGAAAGGCCACGCTGTCCCTGCATCTGGACAGGTCCCAGCCGGGTAGACGGCATGGAGGTGCTCAGTGCACTCAGCACCTGGGCATCGGTCGCCCCTGCGGCCAACGAGAAGGACACGTGGGCATTGCGGTAGTCGTGATCGCCATCGCCGCATTCCAGTTCGATGACGTAATCCGTCCCATCACGCCGCACAGCAGGCTTGATAATGTCACCGACAAATAACAGGCGCAGCTCTGCGTAACCGGCCAGCAGCCGGACCCTGTTGTACTGTCGGCTGGTGAGCAAGCTCAGGTGATCACGGTTGAGATTCCATACGGTGATCTTGGCGGGGTTGGGGGTGGAATCGCTGGTTTTGCGGATGTCAAAGGCGATGCGCAATGTATCAATGGCGATGCCATCGTGGCTGGACCCCAGCTCCAGGCGATACTGGCGGCCAAACTGTTTCATGGGCGAACGTCGCGTTTCAGTCCGACAAACAGCAAGCAGCGTTCGCCTAGGTCCTGTTGGCGCATCGGGTCCATCTCCAAACCACTTTCATCTGTCAGCCAAAAGAAGTAATCGACAGGACGCCGCCACAGCAGGGGGACGCCCACGACCAGGGGGACGCCTTGCGCCACGGGCTGATCTAGGGTTGCGGTGTACACGTCCAGCGACCACAGGAGCAAGCGTAGGGTGTCCCCGGCCATCTGAAAGGATTGGGTTTGGTAGGGGCTGCTATCCACGGGAATCTGTCGCATTAGAACAGTCCAGACATCTGACGCAGCAAGGAGCGGTTTTTCTCGGTGTCGGCCTGCTTAGGGTGGGTCTGGCCGCTGTGGCGTTGCGCCGCGCCTTGGGCGGAGGCTCTACCGCGTTTGGGGGCGGGCAATGAGACACCAGAAATCGATGTTGTCTTGACGATGAACAGTTCTCGCACTGTCAGCACCAATTCAATGGAACCATCCTGGGTTTGTCTGGCCGCGATGGAAAGAATCAACATGTCTTGATACGTCTGGACGCCGGTGTGTACCTCCAGGGTCTGGCCGCTGCGTTGTAGATTCCGTAGGGCGGTGTACACCTGGGCAATGCGGCCTGTGGTGGCAGCGTCATCACGGGGGGGGACCGGCTGAAAATCCGGCAGCCAATCGGCCAGAGGGCGCACGGCGGGCTGGCCGTCGCTCTGCGGTGCAGTGGCGTGGCGGATCACCGAGGACAGTTCACGTTGGGCCACACGCAGGGCCTGAGCGGTGAAGGGCAGCAGGTCCGTGGGGAATGGGACGCGATCGGTCAGCAAACGCCATGGCTCGGCCCCGTGCTCCTCTGCGGCAGGGGCTGGGCTGCGCTGAGGTTGGTAGTCCACCACAATGCCAGCAATGGTGACGGTTTGCGGCATCAGGACGGCGTGATCACCAATCATCGCGCCAGACTCTACGGGGTTTTCAGTGATGCGCAGCTCGGCGTGGTGGGTTTCTTCAAGCACCGCATCCAGGGTGACGGTGCCGACGTGGCGGTGGGTCAGGGTGATCATGAGGGGGTGGAAACCTGTTTCGGTGAAGCAGGGAGTCAGCTTTGGAGATGCCCATTGGGCGATCTCATCTGCGCTACTATGAATACATGCATCTAAGTGAGGGTTTTGACATGGCGACTTCGATTCGCCTCTCTCCTGAAATGGAGCAAAGGCTGAACTATCTTGCCTCCCATACGGGACGCACAAAGGCTTACTACCTGCGTGAAATCATTGAGCATGGCATTGAGGAAATGGAGGATTACTACCTTGCTGCCGATGTATTGGAGCGTGTCCGTCATGGACAAGAACAGGTGCATTCTGCTGCCGACGTGAGGAAAACGCTTGGCCTGGACGATTGATTACACCGACACGGCCAAGCAGCAGTTACGCAAACTCGACAAGCACATGGCGCGGCGCATTGTCGATTTCATGGATGAGCGCATCGCCGGACTAGAAAACCCACGCAGCACTGGTAAAGCATTAACCGGACCACTTGGCGGCTTTTGGCGTTATCGTGTTGGTGATTTCCGGGTCGTCTGCGCCATTCAAGATAGCGTTTTGCGCGTCCTTGTAGTGCGTGTTGGTCACCGGGGTAAGATTTACCGATAAGTTGGGCGAAATCAAAACGCCACAGCACTGCCGGTATTGCGCAGTGCCATCTGGTGGTGTCGTTTGATGTCGGCGGCGGCTTGGCGACCAGCCAGGATCGGGTCGGCGGTGTGGATATCGATCTTTACTTCCTGTTGGGAATGGACGTTGGCCTGGGAACGGGCGGGCGTGGCGGCCTGAGCAGCGGCGTGGCGACCTGTCGTCTGGGCGGCCTGCACCTGTGCATTGACGCGCTGCGCCACGTCTTGGGTGTCACGACCGGCCTGCTTCAGTGTTGGAGCAAGCGCTCGGAACAAGCCTTTGATCCGCTCGGCCCCCTGGGCGATACGCCCGACGGTGCGATCCCATAGCGTCATGAGGGTGTCGAAGGCGCTGGTCAGGGCGGCGCTGATACGGGTGCCCATGGTGCTAAACACGGCCCGCAAGCGGTTTACGGCGTGATCGGCGGTGGCGATGCTGTGGCTCAAGGCCAGCGTACAGGCGTCCTTGATGCTGGCCCAGGTGGTCTTGGCGGCGGCGGCAACCTCTTGCAGCGTGTGTTGGATGGACCCAAACGCGGCATGGGCGGTGCGGGTGCACCAGTCCCAGGCCGTCCCCACTGCCTGCTTGATCGTGTCAAAATGCGTATAGATCGCATACGCCAGCAGGGCCACGCTGCCAATCACGACTCCAATGGGGTTGGACAAAAACGCGGCCCGCAACGCCAGCGCGGCAACCTGGAGCGCTTTCACCAACGGCCCCGCCAGCCACAGCGCCAGAGTGCGGCCTGCACCCACGAGGCGGCCGATGTTGCTCACCACCTGACCGATGGCCAGGCCCGCCAAGAGGACGCCAAGGGCTTTGAGTGCGGGCGTAAGGTGTTCAATCACCGCCTTGGCACGCTTGGCGTCCGCGATCAGCGGACCCCAGAAGGCACCGAGCAAGGACTCTCCGCCGTCCAGATAGGTCATCAAGTCATCGACCAACGCCACGAGGGCCACAATCCCCGCAATCAGCCAGGTGAGCGGGTTCAGTGCAAAGGCCCGGGCCAGCACCGCGCCCACAGCCAGCAGCACCGCTTTCCAACCGATGGTCTGGTTCACCGCGCTGTTCACGGCACGGATGAAGTTCCATACGGCGGTGCCCGCTGCAATCAAGACGTTGACTACTTTGCCGATGCCATCACGCAGTTGTTCTTTATTGGCAATCAACCAGTGTTTGGAGTGCTCAATCAGCCGGGTGAAGGCCGGTGCCACCCCAATGGCAATGTTGGTCCGTAAGGCCCCCAGCACGACGCGCAGGCGTTCCATCGCATCGCCATACTCCAGCGCGGTATCGGCGCCATCAGCGGTGATGACGCCCAGATCCTGTGCCTCTTGGAAGACGCCGTTTAACGCCTCACGACTCAGGCGCAGGGTTTGCAGCATGGTGGCATCCATGCCCAGGTTGGCCAGGATGGACTGCTGTTGTGGTGCCGACAAGCCACGGATCTTGTCTTGCACCTCGCCCAGCATGTCGCCGACAGATTTCACGGAGCCATTGGCCTGTCGGGCCTGCAAGCCCAGCTTCTGGAACACCATCGCCCCGCGCCCTACCCCATTGGCGGCTTCGCCTATTTTTTGGGACAAGGATTCAATAGAACGGGTCGAGGCCTCCACAGAGGAGCCATTCAAACGCGCCGCATAGCCCAGCTCCTGGAGGAAAGACAGACTGGCTCCGGTGCGCTGGCTGGCGCTAGTGAGGGCATTGAGTTCGCTGAGGGCGCTGCCGACAAAGCGATTCATTCCCGCCAGCGCCCCGCCCATGGCGGCGGCGGCCACCGTCACAAGGCCCGTGACGCGGGTCAGTGAGCTGCTAAAGGTGCTGAAGCCTGAGGTGTCAGCGACCGCGCCAAGGCGGATCAGGAATTCGTCGAGAATCATCGCAGGGGGTTAGCGCGTCATGCTGGAGGGCATCCCATTCCACCATCGCGGTGTGGAAGGCACAGAGGTCACTGAGGGAGTACACGGTACGCAGTTGCTCAAGATCGCAATAGCGGCGCATGATCGGTGCCCAGATGAACCAATCGGTTATGCCTGCGTGGGGGGCGGCATGGGAATCAGGTCCTGGAAGGCCGCCATGCCGCCAACGAAAAAATCGCTGTATTGATACTTGACTCCTTCCATCAAGACGCGCAGCAGATGGGTGCGGCGGGTGTTGAAGTGCTCATTGAGCCGATCTGGGCTGAGCCGGTAGGTGGTGCCCTCGGGGGTCTTGATCGCGGTCTGTTCAAACACCAGGGCTTCTATCTCGGTGACCGCAGGGTCGCCCAGGTGGCTTAGAAGCGTCCCTAGGGCCACGGAGGCGGCCCCTTGCGCGTTGGCCAGGGCGTCCGCATCGATCCCCCGCAGTAGCACCCCGGCGCGTTTGAGCGATTGCCAGGCCGCCATCGCATTCGCCGGGGTCATGACGTAGGTGAGGCCCTCTATTTCAAAACGATGTTCATTGTTCATGCGTTGCCAAAGCCTTTTTCTAGGGTGATCTCCATAACCTCGAACACCAGTGTCCAGGTTTCCGGATTGTGTCCCGCGCCTCGGGTAAACCCAGGGGGGGTTGTGAAATAGCCATTGGTGGCTGTCACCACGTCCTGATTCAACAGGTCACGGATATCCAGGGTGAAGGGGGTGAAGGACTGGATCGCGCCGCGTTGTTGGGCCAGTCGCCTGCTCAGAAAGGTGTTGTCAGCGCTGTGCTGTTTGATTTTCAAGGTTAAGGTGCCAGAACGATCCGCGTTGGCGATAAACACGCCCGTGCCGCTGGCCCCGATGGTGTAGGCACCGGCATCAGCATTGTGTTTGGCGTCGATGACGTCCGTGCCATCGGCCCAGTCTTTGATCTGGGTTCCATTGAGCAGCACCGACACTTGTTTGGGGTCGAAGACGGACATGGGATTCCTTTATCGGTCAAAGTGAATAATGACGTCCACCGCATGGATGGCACCGGCCAGCTTCACGGCGATCTGAAGTGGCGGTGCCCGGCGCGCTTGGCGATCAGAGGTCGATAAGGTGTCCACTGAATCAGCCCAGACATAAAAACCAGCCTCCAGGTAATCGCCCGTGGCCAGCGCACCGAAGGCCTCCCCGTTCCAGAGGCCAGGGGCCAAGGCACCGTTACGGACCCCTTCTTGGCAAACTTTTTTGCAGGCCGCGATCAGCAGGTGGGTGCCTGCATCCGTCAGTGGCACCTTCGTCGGGCTGCGATGCAGGACGGCAAACACCTCCTTTTGCACCGCATCCACCAGCCAATCCAGCAGATGGACTTCATCAAAGAAGCGCCCGCCAAGACAGGTACCTTCGGCCACCATCGCCACATCATCAACGTAGGCGTAATAGTTGATGCCTAAACGCACGCACTGGGCCACCTGGGTCTGTGTCAATTGATCTGCGGCCACCCCGGGCAGTTGCTTGAATTTCATGGTCAGGGCGGCGTTGTTGGCGCTGAAGTTCACCGACAAGGCACGGGCCAACCACGAGATCACCGCGTAGGGGTCCGTGGTGTCGTACAGCACCACGGTACGGTCATGCCCCGATGCATTGAGTTGTCTGAACACATTGGTTTTTTTAAAGTCCAAATGCGCCGGGTCGCGGGTCGTCCATCCCATGATTTTTTTGTCTGCCGCCTGGATCCAGGCGGAGGCGGATCGGATCTGCGTGTCTGTCAATGTCTCATCGGCCACCGCAGCGGCATACCAGCCTGGGGTGAGTGCCTGCAAGGCCGCAAAGGCCTCCGGCAGTGTCTCGGCCTCAATGGTGTCAGCGTTGTTGCCGATGGTCAGGCGGGCCTGATCGGCTTCAAGCTTCAGCCAGTGCCCGACATAGGTGCCAGAGGGACTGCGCTGCTGTGCATAGCCAATGGCGTGATTTCCTCCGGCCACGGCAGCATAGAGTTCAAAGCAGCCATTTAAAAATCGGCAATTCACTCCAAACTCATCCAGTGCTTTATTCAACACACCGGCCACCTGGGAGAAGGAGGTGGCCGTGGTGAAATTCAGCTTGGATAAGGTGACATCCACACCATAGATGCGGATGGAAAAGCAGCCGTCATCCACGCCCTTGTACCACGTCTGCGCCTGGGCAATCGCTCCGGAGGTGAGTGTCGTTGGGCAGGCGGCAATGTGTTGTTTAAAGCGATTCCAGCGCGCCACCATGAGCTGTTTGGGGCGGGGGCTTTGTGCAAAAAAGCGGCCGGTGGCGGCGGCGGTTTTGGAGTAGCTGCCAAAGGCGCGTTCTATCTCGTTTTGAGTGCTGGCATCCATGAACCGTGTTTTAGTATCGACAAACACGCTGCCCGCTTCGGGGGTGAACAAGGCCAGCCTCCCAAAGTCACGCCGGGAGGCCGACAGGGGCTGTGCATTGAGTTGCACAGTGACAATATTTGAAAGAGGTAGCGCCATTTACGGGGTCTCCGGTGCCGTCATGGTCACGCTGGCGATGTGACCGGTGCGGGTGTGAATATGGATGTCTGCGCTGTCCACAGCCGCCAGCGTGGTCACCACACGGTGGTGGTGGGTGATCTGTAATTCGATCCGGGCGCGGGCTTCATAGCCAGCGCCGACAATGGCCGAGAGGTCTTGGACAGCCGTGACGGACACCAGGCCCGCACGTAAGGCGCGCAGCCCTGCCGTGCCCGCCTCGCAGCTCAGTAAGGCCTGTGCCTGCAACAGCAGTTCATAAGCGCCCGTGCCGTAGGCATTCACACTGATGTGGTGCAGATAGGCGCAGGTGATGCTCTGCTGGCGGCCATCAAAGGCGCAGCACGCCGCTCCCAAGGGGGTAGAACGCAGGCGCTTCACCGTCACAAACGGTGCGGCTCCACAGGGGGCGGCCTGGTCGGCTGGCCGGACGGTTCCTTCAGGTAAGGCCAAAAGCCGCCGCAGCAGGTTGCGCAGTCCCGTCATGTCGAACGGCGATACCGTGGTAGTAGCCATACTCGGACCAGTTGGAAAGCTGGGTGATACGCCAGCGGGTGTCTTGGTACAACAGCACATCACCCACATCGATCTGATCTTGACTCATGATCTTTTTCGATGGGTGGTGGCGTTCTCCTTCCGGAAGCAATTGCACATCATCGGGCGTCACGGGATGGATAATCGCCAGCACCGTGTCCAAAAAATACTCCTGTTGCCAGGTGCCATCGGCCAGATACTGGCCATGACAGCGCAGCACCTGGACACGCTGGGCAAAGCGTGGATTGCCAAACAGCGCGCTAATCTTCAGCATCGCGCACCTCATAGGTGATCGACTGGAGCATCTGCCCGGTATCGATCAGGGGCGCACTGGACCCTTTGCGCTGGATCGTTTGGGGCGTCAGGGGGGCCAGATCCGCGTGGCGAATCGTCGCCTTGACATCGCCTGCGGCCACGGTTCCCAGTAGGTTCAGGGCGGTCTCTACGGTCATTTTGTCGTGCAGCACTGCGTGCAGATGCTGCGCGTGCAGGGCCACATACTTCTCCTGGTGCTCACGGATGGAACGCCGCACCACCGAGCGCTCCGGAATGCCCCGCTCTGGCGCACCCAATTCATGCACCGCCAACAGTCCAGCCGAGCCGATCCCGTCTTCCGTCCGGGCGTTCTGCGCCGCAGGAATGCCCACCACCACAGCGCGCTCCCCCAGCGCCTGAAGCCGCTGTGCGATGGCCTTCCATTTTTTGGGATCAGCCGACCGAAGGATTTTGACGGCACTCATGGGGCAACCAAGGCCCCCAGGCCGACCATCCGACGCAGCGCCAGGTAACGTTGTCCATACACCGAGGTCGTTAGCCAGGCGTCACTGGGAGTGCCAGAGGACAGCGCTGCGTAGCTGATCTGTAGATCACCGGCCCGCTCGGACACCACCGCGCCTCTGGCTCCGGCGCTGTGGTCGGCACCCAGACTAGGAGACGACCACAGAAAATGCGCTGCCAGACTGGCTAAGCCTTGCGGATAAAAATGCCCCCATCGGGAGGCATCCAGCCAGAGGCGTGCATCGTCAATGACCTGTTCCACCCGGTCTTGTGGCAACGGTTCAAACTCAGGGTAACGCGCCAGGAACGTGTGAATCGTCAGTGACTCGGCCATGATCAGGTCCTTCTGGATTTGCCTGGTTTACCCGGTGCAGCGTCATGCGGGGCCTCTTCTGTGGCAGGCCCCGTTTCTGTCGCAGGGTCCTTCTCCCCTTCACCACCCCCCACTGGGGCGTGTGACGGTTCCACCTCCTGCTCCACCAGATAGCCATTGTCAAACCACAGGCCAATGCCAGGGTGCTGCCGCAGCTGCTCCACGTGTGCGGCCTCCAGGGCCTGGGTGCGTCCGGCCTGGATCGTCACGCCATCCAGGGTGACATCACAGGTGCGGGTATTCCTGAGCATGATCGTGGTCATGGTGCTGCGTTCTCCCAAAAAAAAGCGCCTCAGGGCGCTGGTGTAGTCGGTGTTGAATACAACTCAAATGCCATCGGCATACAGGGCGGACTTGGGATAACGAAACTCCACGCCGCTGTATTTGTATTCCCCTGGAATATCAAACCTCAGGCCCTTGGGTTGCGGGGGCAAAAACCGGATGGGCGTGGGCAGATGCAGCACCAGCTTGGTGGGGTTCTTCGTATACACCATGGCGCGGGTCGTGCCGCCTTCCCCTGCCGTCTCTAAGCCGTAGCCGGTGCGGACGGTCAGATCAAGGCCACGCTCGGCTTTAGCAATGTTGTTTTCCAACACGTAATGCAGAATGGTTTTATCGCTGTTGTCACTGCGCGGGGTGGAGACAAGATAGTTCATGACGCGACCAGGCAACAGCACGGTATCAATCATCTCCACGTAGTGGGTGTTCATCCAAGCGCTGGAGATCAGCTGATTGAACAAGGCCAGCACCTGGGCGGGCGACTGACCGATCCAAGGCCCCGCCGTGTTCAACAGGACCGGCACGCCAGGATGGGTATACAGGCCGGTGAGTTCGTCCTCACCAAACAACGCCACATCGTTGATATGGCGCTCATAGGCATCCATCGCCGCATCGGCCCGCGCGGTATTCAGGGGTTTACGCAGAAAGGCCGATTGGCGCAGTTCCTCGGTGGTGTAATCGTAGCCAATGGTGCCCAGCACCACAGGCACGCTCTTTTGTGCGTAGGCCACATCGACCGTCGGAATATCTTCGCCCCGTCCAGAATGCCGCTTGCCGCGTCCGGAATAGTCATACATTTGATAGGTCACCGAGGTGGCGTACTCGCCCGCTTCGGTGCTGATGGGCACCAAATCCCGGTACTGGATGCCTTGGCGCTGGCGGGCGTAGATCGTCGATTCAACATGGGTCAGTTGCGACACCAAAAACGCCAGCGCCTGGGTGGCATCGGATGTCTGATACCGCGCATCGGTCAGCAACATCGGGGTCAACGCATCGGCCATCTGACGGCGGCGTATGTCAATCATGTTCATGCAGGTCCCTTAGTTAAGAATGCGGATCACGCCCAGCGCCCCGGGGGCGGTGGTGCTGTCCCAGAGGGCCTGGGGGTAGGGAATGGTTTCTGAAGCGATGGCGGCGGATCGGGCCGCGCCCAAGGCCCCCGTTCCTGCAATGCGGATCAACACCGGATCATCCGGGCGGCAACCATCCTCGCAGATCACCCAAATGCGACCGATCTCCAACACCGGCACCATCGCATGGGGGGCATACCGGACCTCTCCGGCCGCATCAGCCACCATCGTGACGTGGCGGACACTGATCCCCAGGATGGCGGCGTCTGCGCCATCGGGAGCTTTGCAGGTGGCGTCTTTGGGGCCGCGTGCCACGAACAGGCCAAAATCAATGGGCCTCTGGCCCTGGTTCTTGTAGTTGCACAGGCGGCTGGTGTTCAAGTCGATGACTTGCCCCGCAACGCCAAGATCAAGTAAGCGCCCACCATAGGTGGATAAGTCAATTCCGGACATACGTGTTCCTTCGGGTGCTGAAATGCTCTAGGTGGTATGGGTGAGCTGCTGGATATACGCCGCTCGCGGGTCCAAGTCGGCATCCGATGTCTTGACGATCTGACGCCGTAACGCCTCATTCACCGCCTCAGCAGCCAGCCCTGCCGAGGCCGTCACCGGTGTGGACGCCAGAACGTGAAACGCCAGGTCGATCGCCGTCTGGGCGGCATCGGCCACCCGGACCCCGCCCAGCAGGGTGTCAATCATGGCCGTATGCGTGGGGTGCAGACGGCTCACCACGTCACGGCGGATCGCGCTGCATGGCTTGCCATCGGTGATCAGGCCCGGCACCAGCCGCCGCGCATCGCCCATCTGCCGTGACATGGCTGCAATCGCTTCATCCCGCTGCTGCGGGTCCTCGTCCGCAGCGCGGGCCGCCTCCAGCGCCGCCAATTGCTTGGACAGCTCCGCAATTTTGGCGACCAACTGTTCCTTGGTCAGCGCTTGGCCGCTGTCCAGTTTGATGGGGGCCTGGGCGGCGTGCAGATCCTCTTCCAGGGCATCCACTTTCTCGGTGGCCGTCTTGAGCTTGGTCGCCAGGTGTTCAACCGCGCTGGCTTCCGTCTCTTCAAGTTCTAGGCTGATACCGTCCACACTAATGCGGCGCTTGGTCATGGGGTGTTCTCCAAAGGGTGGGGGTAATGCAATGTCACGATCGGCCACGCGGCACTGGGGTCCAGCACGGCCCGCCGCAACGGCGGCAATGTGGTTGCCACGGATCCGAATCTGTTTCACCTCGTAGGCCTCGCCCTCCGGGGTCCAGCCCAGGGTCCAGTCGTACTCGGCGCTGTAGCCGCCGGAGAGTTCTTGTTTGCCAGCCTCAATCTTTTCGATGGTCGCCCCATCGGTAATCGTGAGATCGGCCACCAGATACTCCCCTTCGCGCCGTGGATGGCGGGCAAAGCCCACCGCATGGGCGCGCCAGTTCTCGGCGGTCACCTCCTCATCCGGATGCTCATCGGTGATCGGGCGGCCATCAAAGCTGGCGATGGCCTCGGCAGCAAACACTTCTTCAGGGGGGCGGTAGACGCGAATCACCCGCTGGGGATCGGCATCGCTCAACCCTAATTCGTGGGCGGCATAGTGCTGGATGCCGATGCGCGCAAATCGGGCAGGCACGATCAGATACCCTTCCGGCGTCTTGCGACGTTGGGTCAGTTGGACATCCAAGGTGATCATTAATGGCCTTCCAGCGTCACATTCGGAATCGCCACACAGCGGCAGTTGTAGTCCTGTCCCGGATGCCCCGTCGCAGGGGGATCGCTCCAGCGGAACACTGTCCCATCATGGGCCGCATGATCCTCACGCACCCGTTCATCTCCTGAGGTCTGCCAGGTGTAGGTCGTTATGCCCAACCCCACTTGCCGGATTTCATTCAACGCCGCATTCATTTTTGATGTCTGATCCCGTGCAATGAATTTGGCCCGTGATGCCGTGGCATCGGTGATCTGTTCCATCTCCTTGGCCACGACGCTGGCGCGTGTGCCCTGCATCACGCCTTGCAACACAGCAGTCCCGATCTTGTCGAAATACTGTCGCTGCATGGAGGTGATCAACTGGACATTGACGGCACGGGCCGCGTGTATCTGCGTGCGCACCTCCTGGGCCAGCATCAATGACGTGATGTCGATCCCGAAGGCGCTACGCACCGTACTCCCAATCGTCTGTACCACCTGACGATCCACACGCTGCACCTGCTGCGCCGCGATCCGCTCGGCCCACTGACTCAAGCCGCCACACCGCACCGCCGCCCGCCGCAAGGCCGCTTCCATGGCCTGCATGAACTGGGAGGCCAGATAGCCCTGTGGGGCGCTGCCGTCAGGCGCATCACGTGTCATGTGGGGCGGCGATGCGTGGAGCACCGGCAGCACCTCCTCCCGCACCGCCTGGTGCAGCACCCGCACCAAGGCCAGCAGCTCATTCCTATACGTGGCCTCAGCGTGGCGGCTGGGGCGCGGCGGGCGTAACTGCCGCTGCTTGACGCGGCGTCCTTGCAAGCGCAGTAGGTCCGGTAATGTCAACATCTGGAACCTCCATCGCCTGAGACAGTTCCGCCGCCAGCCTCACATCGCGTTCGGTGAGCTTTGAGTAGGTTTTTTGTTCCAGCAGCTCCGCACAGGCCACCTCTGGACCGATCACGCCATGCGTCAAGTAAATCTGATCACGCTCGGCGCGCAGCTTCTCAATGGTTGCCCGTTCTGTCTCGCTCATCTGCCATAGCGAATTGAACTGAATCTCTAAATCCTGCGGACACTCCCCCACAGAGGCCCGAAACAGCACGGCGTACAACACCCGCAGCACAGGCCGCAGCTCGTCCTCCTGCTGCGCCTTGATGCGGTCGTAATAATTGCGGATATCACTGTCACCGGTGGCGTTCATGCCTTTGGGGGACTGACCGAACAACCGGGTTGCCGGAATATCCGCCGCCCCGGAAATATCCATCATGAATTGCTCAATCACCTCTTTGACGCCCGCAAAGTGATTGGTTTTCTGGGTGTATTCATCCTTGGCATCCAACAACAGCATCCGATTGAACGATTTCATCATGGCCGCTAACTGAAAACGCTTGTGTACCTCTTGCGTCCCTTGGTCGGAGGAGAGCGTGTCGCTGAGTCCAGAGATCCGCAGCACATCCACCACCGCCTCAAAAAACATCGACGCCGTGCCCTGGGTCGCGGTGTCATAGCGGCTGAGCGCGTTGTACATGGCCTGCAATACCGAGTCATGCCAGTAGCCGTTGCCTCTGAATGCCTCCCAAGGCAGTTCCGCGCCAGAGAAGGCAATCATTCGGGAACGATCCACCCGCTCCACCGATCCGGCAATCTGATAACAGCGCGGTTGCCCGTAGGTCTCACTCAAGGGGTCCTGGTCCATCTGACCACTGCCCAGCGCCACCCGCCAGCGATCCAACACCGTCAGCGATAACCGGGTCCCCGGCATGACCGAGGCCGGATCAAACGGCAAAGACGGGTCTTGTCCATGCACATTGATAAACAGCACCGCCCCCCCGTACAACCGTGCCCAGGCCAAGGCATCGCGCACCTTGGCGCGCACGTTCAACGCCTGTTCCAATCGATACATCGGCTCCAGCGCATCGGCCTGCATGCAGGTCTGCAACGTGACCCATTCCCGCGTCATGTCGGTCGCTGGAATATCTACCACCTTGCGCGCCAGCCAATTGGTCCGGTACATCGCCTCCAGTTCCACACGATCAATCACCCGGGGCAGCAGGTACCGCCCATAGCTCATCTTGTCGCGCTGATCGCCCAGTCCGGCCACCAGGTTCTGCAAGTTGTCCACGACATGCTGAGGTGACGCCCCCGGTCTGGAGCGCGTGGCACGCGTGTTGCGATTGCGGCCACTCACACCCAGCGACTCCAATCACTGGACGGATTGGCCAGCAAATCGTTGATTGCATCCACCATCGGATCAATCTGATCATCGTGCGCATGCGTGCCATCGGCGGTGAACGCTTCACACTCAGCCACAAAATCTTTCACCCACCCCGCCTGCGCTGGAATCACCACCCACCCCGCCTCAATGTAGGACACCACATCCATCACCCGCGTGAGCTTGTCGGTCACCCGTGCAATCCCAGTCACCGGAATCCGCCCCTGACCGGAACCACCTCTGGCAATGTCCTGAATTAAGCCCGTGCCGCTAGATTTGTCCTCAATCTTCATCTGCCGAATCGGCGCTGAAACCTTATGGTCGTAGGCGCGATGCGCATTCCAAAAATCAATCGCCCGCCGCTTGAGTTCCGGCGCTTCCCACTTGCCGCGAATCATGTCCAACAAATAAATACGCTTGTCCTCACCCAAGCCCCATAACTGGAAGACGCTGTAATCATTGCGCTCAGCCGTCTTCTGCGCCGTATCGCCATACACCGTGCGCGAAAGAAGGCGCGGCAGCACCGTATAGCGCCCGAATTGATCACCCTTGATGATCCCACCGCCCAGCGGACTGGGCCGCTGCTGATATTGGCCGCTGAACACATAGCGATCCGTGGCTTCCAACGCCAGCAACTCGGCTAACGGTTCTTTGTACGGCCAGTAGCTATAGCGTCCGTCCTGGTCCTGCACATCACGCACCACCTGCCCTTGCACGTGCTCCGGCAAACGGGACACGTAAGCATCATCAATCAATGCCGGAATCTCAATACACTCCCATGCGCCCGGGAATCCCCCAGACTGGATGAACCCCGTTGGATCGTCCTGCGCCAACCGTTGCATGATCACAATGATCGGCGTGTCCGGACTGGCTTTACGACTCTTCACCGTGGACACCAGCTTACGGTTGGCCTTACTGCGTCCCGTCTTGCTGTAGGCATCTTCTACCTTCAGCGGGTCATCAATAATGATCGCCCCCTGCCATCCCGGGGCCATGTGTCCGGCACGGAAGCCCGTCACCTGTCCGCCCAGACTCACCGCGTACACCCCACCGGCTTTCTTGCCATCCACCACCACATTCCAACGCTTCTTGGACTTGGCATCGTCAGCAATCTCCAACGGCCACAACGCACGATATTCATCGGACTGCACAATCTCCCGCGCCGTCTCCGAATTCAGCAACGCCAAATCATCCGAATAACTAATATGCAAAAACCGCGCATACGGATTCAGCGCCAACCCTCGCGCCATCACATTAATCGCCACAAGCTCCGTTTTCGATGATCCAGGAGGCACGTTAATCACCACATCCTTCCGCCGCCCTGCAATCACATCATCCACCACACCAGCAATCACTTGATGGTGCCAATTCACCCTAAACCGCAGTTGCTGACGCTGTTTGAAAAAATACCGTGTGAAAAACAAATGATCTGCTTCGCACCGGGCCTTGATCACCGCTTGATCAATGGCCTGTTCAGTACTCAGCCTCAAGCCGCTTGAGGGCCGAGGCGATTTGCTTTTCATCGACTAACGCCAATCCCACCTTTTGTTCAATCGCCTCCCCATCGCGCCCGGACACCTCAACGCGTTGTGTGTCTTTCCAGCCAGCGCGTGTCCTCAGCCAAAAGATGATGGCTGTAATATTCGGATTGGTGCTATGCGTGGCTAACCGGAACAAACTTTTAGCCACCTTTGCATTGGCTTGGATATGCCCAGTATCTAACTCCACGCGGTAGTGCTTGCGCAGCGTCGGCGCACTGATTTGCATCACCAAGGCAATCTCCGCATGCGGTATGCCAAACGACGTCAATTGTTTCGCCAGCAGGCGATTCTTATCCGTTGGCACATGTGATTTTCTTCCAGTCTCTGCCATCAACGATCTCTTTAGGAAAAATAAAACATCCGCGTTTTTTTCGTTTCATCGCCCTTCTTTTTATAGACGAAAAAAACTAAAAAAACTGGCCTCATTCGGCCTCTTCACCACAGCCATCTGCGGACCACGGCTGCCCGACGCTGGCCGCCTGTGCCCATGCCGCAACACAGCGCACTTGCGCCGCACACTGTTCATAGGCAAAACGCCATCCCAACGTCTGATTCAGTCAGTCACGCACCGTGTCCACACGCCCTAATTCCGGGGCCTCACACGGCTGCAACACCCCCTAACGCGGGTCTGCCTCACCGTGACCGGCTTGACAGCCGTCCCTGTCGAGCAAGCACCCAAGCACATCAGGCACATCCCTATCCAAAAAAGCTTTCGCCTCATCATGAAAGTGCTCCAGATGCGTGATGCGCTGACGCAACACACGGTCGCGCACCGTGATCCGATTCAAATCCGTATGCAGCCCCGCAATCGCCTGCCTGTCGATCTCACGTAACGCACGTAGCCGCGCAATCGCCGCATCTTGATCGCGATTCATCGCGACCTGCGCATCCAACGTGCTTTCCACCGTCGCTAACTGGCCTTCCAGCTGCGCCGCCCGCTGCGCTAATTGACTGCGCTCGGACCAGGCCAGCACCGCATGCGCGACCAACGCCACCAACGCACCAATCATCATGTACTCAATCAGCAGCCGCACACTGGGCAAACGTGTTGCGATGCGACGCAGTGTATTAACGATCATCTGTATTCCTTCTCCCCGTGCCGAGCTTGGGCACAATCACGTTCTGAATCAGCTCTAACGTCTGCGGTGTATCAATTAAACCGGAGGCAATCACCGCCGCCACCGTGAACGCTTGGCTCATCTCCAACCATTCACACACACACATCACAAATAAACCGACAAACCCCGCAATCCCCGCCTCAATCAACACGCGGGACACCGCCAGCCTCTGCTTAGCGTCCAGTGCACGCATGACGTAACTCAGCGTCCCCGTGGCCATCGCCAGGCCCACATAAAACGCCTCCTTCCACCAGGCAGGCAGCGCCGCAATATCAATCACGGCGACCCTTGCTCTTCAAAGCGGCACGCTGTTTCTCCGCTTCAACACGCCAATCACCGCCCTCGAACAATGCACGTTCGGCGGCACGTCTGATGATCAAACCCGACTGGATACTGCCCCCCGCCCATTTCCACACATGAAACTGCTCCAACGCGCCAGCCACATCACCGGCATTGAGCCGCTTTAGCAAGGTCGAGCGATGAAACGCCCCCGCACCAATGTTGAAGCTCAGCGATACCAACGCATCAAACTGCTGTTGCTTGAGTGGCACACGCACATAACGCCGCACCGCCGGTTCAAACTCTTTGGCTAAGCGCGCACGTAACATCGCATCGGCTTCCTGCTCATTGGCAAGACACATATCAGGCGTCACATGCTTGCCCGTCTCGCCATAGCCAATCGTCAGCGCACCGCCTTCGCATAGGTACGCCTGCAACCGCAAACCCTCAAAAAACTTGATCAGTGCAATGCCTTCTTCGCCAATGGTCTGCATGGGGGGACTCCAGAACGCAAAAAACCGCCCGAAGGCGGTCTGTGGTTTTAAATAAAAAAGCCCCGTTAAAAGTGGACAGGGCAGGCCGCCATGTGCGGCTAAAACGATGAGTGACTCCAGAATACGTGCTACCCCATTAATAACATATTGCGTTACTATCGCAATATGTTACTATTGGAGTATGGCAATTCAATCCTTCGCATGTCAGCACACGGAATCGCTCTTCAATGGCAAGCGCATTCCTCGGTTCGTCAATATCGAAACTGTTGCTATGCGTAAACTTGCGATGCTACATCGTGCTGCTCATGTCGATGATCTACGCATTCCTCCCGCTAATCGGTTGGAAATGCTGAAAGGTCACCGCAAAGGGCAATACAGCATCCGTATCAACGATCAATTTCGTATCTGCTTCACCTGGACCTTTGCAGGCCCTAAAAACGTCGAAATCGTGGATTATCACTAAGAGGCTGCTATGCGCACTGTTCCATATCCCACTCCAGGAGACATCCTGCTCCATGAATTCCTTGAACCCATGGGCATTACCCAATACCGCCTCGCTAAGTCCATTGGCGTGCCACAACGGCGTATTGGCCAGATTGTCAGCGGTGATCGCGCTGTCACTGCCGATACGGCATTGCGTCTGTCTAAGTTCTTAGGCACATCCGATGGTTTCTGGCTCGGCTTGCAAATGGACTACGACGCTGCCGCCACAAAAGACAAGCTCGCCGAAACACTCAGCAAAATCACTCCTTGGCATACTCAAGCCGCTTAAAACGGTACACCACAGCAGAGAGTACACAGCACCACTCAGGCGCGTAGATTAGGGGGGAAAGTTCGGGGGTAACAACCCCGAACTACGCAGCATCTGTCTGCAACGCCTCTTGCAACTGCGTCGCCGCCTGTCGTTCCGCAACACCCATCCGCTCCAACAGCCACTCATACACGCCGCACCATGCTCTGCGGTAGGTGGATTCATCCCGGCCAATCGCAGCGGCGCGCTTGCAATCACTGGCGGGAACCGCACCACTCCCCCCGCACGCCGTGCACACCTTCACCAACGCCCCTACACGCCGTTCCCCCCGGCCATGACAGCAGGGGCATAACTGCGGCTTGGACAGCTCATCCACAACCGCCGCAACCAGTGCCGGTAGCATCTCCAACGTGGCCTGCGGCCACAGGTGGGCTTTGACCTTGTCCAGCTGTTCCTCCGCACGCCTCAGCGCAGCCTGCTGTGCGCTTGTCGTCGCTCGGGTCCACCCCATGCACGCTTTGACAATGCCCACATCGGTACGCGCTTCCAGTAGGCGCTGCTGCTGCCGTCGAATCTCCGGCACCACCAAGGCCACCGTCGCATCGCGCAAGGAGCCACGCCGCAACGCTGCGCCATCCGGCCACCAGCACGCTTCCAGCACCTCGCGCCCCAAGCCCGCTGGGGTGAGCGCTAAGGCATGGGCAATGTCCTGCGCCGTCAGCTCAGGCACACCACCAGGCAGCGTGTCGTAGCGGATCGTGCTCGGGTTCAAACGCGCCAGTAAACGACGGGGGTTCATCATGGCCAATCTCCTGTCATGTTCATTCAATGCCGGTGATCTTGACCACCACTTCTCCACCCGTGCGCCTGTCATCCTCAACCAACGGATGCGATACAAAACGCCGATCATCAATGCCCAGGGCATCGGCAATGCCATCCCGGTACGGCTTAAACCGCGCCAGCATGTTGTCGTCATCAGGCAAGCGGCGTGTGGGCGGATAGAAGCTAATCCATAGATCCAGGCGCCCCTCAACAGGGAGTGACAGGCCACCCCATCCGGCACGCCGTGCCATGATCTGGGCGTAGCCTCTGGCCTGTTTTACGGCTTTGCTGCGTCGTGTCCAATGCACCCGTGCGTTCGGTGACAGGTCCTTGGACGGCCACGGCAATGTTAAAGATTGCATCTGGTTCACCCCTGCCATACCGCAGGCAGCAATAGGCATCGCGTTGCTCATAGCACCCCCGATTCAATCAGCTCATGCGCCTGATTCCGGCTGAGGTGGAACTCGGCCATGAGCTTCTCCTCACGGGCGGCCAGCTCAGGGTGATGAAAGATGCTGCTGATTTCCTTCAACGCTGCTTGAGCCACCTCAGGGGAGGCCGGTTGGGGCGCGGCGGGCTGTTGCGCCTCAATCAGGGCAACAGGCACCTCTGGCAGGACGCCGCCACGCATCACAAAATCTCGCGCTTGCTCGTAGGCCTCACGCAGCATCCGATCCGATTCAGCACGGCTGGACTGGCAATAGTTCCATGGGTCGATGAACTCCCAGCATTTGGCTACAAACGGCGTATTGCGTTGCGTGCTGCCTGCGGTGAAGTGACTCCGTACCGCCGCCAGGGATGGCACGCCTAAACACATGCTACGGAATCGTGGCGCACTGGGCGGAAACTCACCGCCTTCAGCAATGCACGCCGCCAACCCGTCCGCAAACTGAGACGCCTCCAGCCCAACCAGCACCTTCTGCCAGGTTTCACCGTCCACGGTCAGCGTGCCATCTTCTCTCTGTGCCGACTCCCCATGAGCGCTCACCCAGGTATTGCCATACAGGGCAATCATGCGTTCCCACAAGCGGCGCAGCCAGGGGAACGGGATCACCGTGGCTTGCGCAAGGCAGGCGGTGTTACTGGAGCACTCCGTCACGCAGATCAAAGGGTCTATGGAAGACGTGGGATCGTTCTGCGGGAGACAGTCGCATAGGTCTTGAATTGTATTCATGGCGTTGATATCCGTGCTTCATGGAGCTGGTTTTGTTTTCGGCAGCGCGGCGAATCCAGTTACGCCAGGTGGCCTCCCAATCCTGTTTGCGCCCCTTGGCTCCGGCCACGCTGCGCCAGTAATCGCGGAATTTCTCGGCTTCGTAGCGTCCATCCACACCCTGCTGGGTGGCGTACAACACATCACCCTCACTGGGTGCCCAGTCATCGGGCAGGCGTGAGCCGTGAGGCGAGCGCTTGGGTTTTTCCGTGCAGCCGGTGGCGTTGCCGTCCTCGGCGAATACCAAACTCTCTTCCGAACACAGTGAGGAAGAGATAATGGGGTCTGGGGTCTGGTGTACACCAGAGTAGGGGGGCTGCTGGGTTTTTGCTGGGTTATCTTTAGGTTCTGAAAAAACGGTGTTTTCAGAACCTGCTGGGTTCTTGCTGTGTTTCTTCGGACAGCCGCCCTTTTTCCCATTCTCACGGGAAGCCACCATCCGCCTTTGCGCCTTGGCGATTTCCTTATCCACTCGTTCGTTATGATGCAGCCCATCCTCTGCAATAGTGAAAAATCGTTCTATGATTTTCCTAACAGCGGCCTTCTCAACCGCTGTAATAGCGGAAGTCAAGATATATAGTTCTTTCCAATCAGTAGGCAGAGGCTGTTCTGTAGCGTAGTAGTCCATTAGCAGCTTCATGTACGCGCCATGCTCAGCAAGCGATAAGCGGCCTGTATCCCGCAGATAGTCGCCAGGATAAAATTCAAAATAATTCACAACCTGCCTCCGATATAACAAAGGCAGGCTTGGCAGAACAGCTTTATCCGCCTATACGTTCCCTGAGTGTATCTAGTGATTCGATTAGCTCTAGCAGCATATCGCTGGGAAAAGTCACTTCGTTGCGCTCCACCGTTTTGGAATCGCTCCCAATGGAAAGGCTCGCAATGGTTACATAGTGACATTCGCTCAAATGGATGCTCAATTGCGGGCGAGCACATATCACCAATTCTGGCGATTCGTGTTTTTTTTGATATTTGTATTTGGCGGGTTCTTCGGACATCAAAATTTCCTTTTTCTGTGTGTGTGCGAATGAATAGGATATTCGATACATGGGGGCACCCCCTCATTACAGCACCTTCGGTAAAGCCGTCCGGCAACTGGCGAACAACCTTCCGCACCACTGCTGGCTCCGAGTTACGTACATCATCGCCAAGGGGGCGTGCGTAATCGTTCATGCCGCCTCCCTCAGACACGCGATGACGTCTGGATTCCACAAAAGTTGATAACTGCTGTGCCCGTTGCGGGAGTACGGAATGGCTTCACACCACACGCGACCGGCTTCGGTTAATTCCCATTCGTCGCGTTCATTACGGAACTGAAAGCCTGCCGAGGCTAATAATTGGTTCACCGCCTTGGCCGAGCAATGCAGCCGCTTACCTAGTTGCGTGGCGTTGAGCATGCAAAGCGGTTCCTGCAACGCAGGTAATGCGCGGCGGATCTCTTCGGTCGTTAAATTCGTATTGCTTTTGATACAGGCCAAGGTCGCGGCGGCAGCAATTCCTGGTTTCACGCCCGGCACTGTAGAAATGTATTGGCCGATTAATAGGAGTGCGGCAATGCGATCCTGCGTCGGCCCAGGCAAGGTGGGCAGCGCCCCCGGTGTGGAGTACGTGCCTGTCTTGCGTAGGGTGGGCAGCACTTCACTGGTGACCCAACGCTTAAAGCGCTTGGCCGCAGGTTTTGTACTGCCCATGATCAAGGCATACAAACCGGATTCGTTGATGTGGTTGGTCTGTCGGGTGCGCCCTAGGTTGTCGGTTGCGTCCAGCTTCTGGACGTCTTCTACATCGACGTGTGATTCAATCGCTTGACGTGCATTGCCAAACTCCAGAACGGCACACACATCATTGGCGTTAAACCAAGGCGCATTGGCCTCGTCGAGCTGAATACGCACATCTTTTGATTCAAATTGGAATGGAGTGATTGCGTTGGCGGAATGAGTGGAGTGGTCAAGCGCGGGACGGTTGCCTGTCTTGTGGATGGTGGGCAGCACTCCCTCAAATACCCAACGCTCGAACCGCTCTGCGGCAGGAAGTTTGCTGCCCGCAATCAAGCGGAACATGTCCGGTTCGGAGATGATCCGGAAGTACTGCAAGCGGCCAAGGCTATCTGGAAGTGGGTAGCGTTTTGCTACCCCTTTGCAGTGGGCGCCCAAAGCGTCGTTATGATTGGCGTAGCCGAGTACATCGGCAACGTCTTTGCCGACAAACCACACTTCGCCGTGATCATCAACCACGGTTCGCACGGCTTGCGATTCAAAGTGAAACGGTGTGATTGCGTTCATTCCAACTCACGGTTCATTGTTGATGTAGTTCATTAGGGATGCCTCCTTGTGCCCAGTTCTTACCCGATGCACGGTCTGTTCCATCTGCGGGCCGATGGCTTTTTCTATTGGGTCAACGCCGCCATGTAGGCCCTCAATCAGACGGTCGTAAAGCGCTCTGCTGATCTGTGTAGCTCCAAGCCAATACAGTGCCTGCGGAACCTTGTTGGTAAATACCGTTTCATGCAGCGTCTTGAATTGTCTGCACAGAAACCAGATGTTGTAGAGCACATCGTCATTCACCAGCGTTCCCGTGGCGGAATAGCTCCCCGCCTTGCGGATTGAGGGAAGGACTTCCGAGGTTACCCACTTGGAGAACTTACGTGCTTCTGGCTTTCTGGAGCGGAGTATTAAGGCGTATAGGCCAGACTCGGAAATGATGACGGCTTTGCTACCCATCCTGGACCGGTCTAACTGTTCGTTAGACCGCTCGTCATCGTCCAAATGATCTGCGATTGCTTTGCTCGGATTTCGGTATCCCAATGCCGTACACACATCGGTAGCAACAAACCACGGGTTGCCATCGCGCATCACAACGCGCACAGCGTGGGAATGAAAATCGAACGGAATAATGGACTGCGTCATAAAAGCGTCTCCTGAGTTATGAGGTAACCACAGGGAGACGTTCTTACGCGCCACCCTGAGAATGTCGGGAGGGTAAGAAACCGAACTCAGACGGCGGGCAGCTTTCCCCCTTACGGGGTCTTGTATGGCTGCCGCCCTCCCGACGTAAAAACGTGCAGGCGTAAAAAAACCGCATGGGTTTCGGGTGCGGGTACCGCTGAGTTTGGAGTTCTTACACTCCTTACCGGCGACGGTACCGCAGCGGCGAATGTGGGTCAAGCTCACGGTGTCGCCTCCACTGAGGCTAATATCGGCAGTGCGGAGAGAAAACGTTCAAATTCAGCGCCGAACAGCGCGCTGTAAGTAACATGGACGGTGCCATCTGCTACAGGTGTGCTTACGTGCTGACTAAAGACAAGATCAGAATCAAACCTCTTATCAGAGGAAAGCTGATCGAGAAAGCCCAAAGCCAACTCAAGAGCACGCTTTCTGGAATCAACAGGAATGTTTTCAACAAGGCTCACAAACTGCCTTAGCTGCTCTTGCATCCCTGAAATATCAAAGAAAAAGCGAACAGCGGTGCTCATGGCATCACCATCGCCAGAGTGCATCGTGTCCACGGCCCCGCTGTCATCGCTTGCTTTCATTCTTGATTCCTTGAGGGCTTTTTAAGTCCCTTCAAATAAAGCACCACGCCTTCTCCAAGAGGCGAATACTCATTCTTATGTCGTAGCAGATAAGCGTCCTTTAGTGCTTGTTTTGCAGCGTGTTCTACCGCTTCATCAACACAAGCTAGTCCATAGATTCGTGCGTATCGCTCAAACATTTTTCGATCAGCAGGGCTTAGATAAATTTCCACAGGGCCTCCAAAGGGCCTGGTTAGGCACTTCAAGCCGCGTCTACTTGCCGCTTATCATTCTTTATCGCAGCAGTTGCTACCGATAACGCCAGTGCACGAACAAACGTCGCCGGTTGCATCCCGTTGTAGTGAGCCAACGCAAAGATCAATTTGCGCTCGGCATCGTTAAAACGCACCTTCACTGGGTGGCTACGAATGTGGGTCGGATCGGCATACATAGATTCATTACCAAGGGTTATTCAATGTCATTGAAAAGATCGAATACAGCGCATCACACGTCACAGGGATTTCCCCACGGCCTCTTGATGCTTCTTAAAACACTCTAATTGCTGATGAGTCTTCGCAAATTCCATTTGCAATCTAAAAGACTCCATCGGATTTCTTGGGTTTCCATCTTGCGAAAAAACAGTTTCTTGAAGAGAAAGAACGACCACTTGAAGAGATATAAGGTGTGTCAACAAGGTCGAAACCGTGGACTCTAAAAACACAATGCGTTTAGCTAATTCCGCTCCATTACATGACGCTTCTTCGGGCGAAATGATTTCTTCCTCACGCAGCATCAGAAACCTCCATAAGTGCAGTGCCAATCGGAATCGGGTTGGAGCCAACCTGCCGGTAGAATTGGTGTTTCCAAGCAACCAAATCACTACCGGAGATCGGCATGAGCCAAGAAAAAATATTCGCGTTAATACTGGAAAAAGATTCAGTCATAGCGAAATTTGTCATCTCGAAATATCGCCCCTCAGATGGCAATTTTGGCAACCATCCGTATTGAGTTTTGACTTGTGTGGACATGGAAAGCCACTACCTTTCAGTAGTTCTAGAAAACAAACCCCGCCCTGGAGAAGCTCGACCCCATACAATCGTTTTGCACATTCCACACAGTGCAGTTGTTTGCGTGCTCGAAACCACCAAAGACGCACTGCCTTTGGACCGCGCAAAAGACTGGAAAAACTGGGTTTCTTAGGCCGCATCGGACACCTCCGGCACGTGGCCTGTGGGGGGAGCGCCGAAGATAAGAACTTCTTTGCAAAGTTCCCCCTTCGAGATGCGCTCAATAGCTACGGCACGTTCCGGCGTAATACGAACTCGCCCTTTCTCAATTTGGGAAACGAGCGCTTGCGTAGTTGGGCAGCCGCCCTCAGTAAGCAGGCGCGCTAGTTTGGCTTGAGAGATACCGACTGATGATCGGTAGGTTTTGATGATGTCCATCTGCAAACAATAGCGCCACTTATCAAGAATATCAATAGTGGCGCTAATTGGTGATGAGCGCAGAAACAATTAGCGTTTCTAATATGAATACACCTAGGACTAGAAAAGCCAAGCCCACACCAGCTGATATTGAAGCTGGAAAGCGTTTACGTGCTGAATGGGATAAGCATGCTTTTTCACTTGGCTTAACGCAGGAAAAAATGGCAGACATCCTTGGCGGCACCCAAGGTTTAGTCAGCCAGTACCTTACACAGAGAATTCCTCTGAACTATAGGTCTTTGCTTCTCTTCTCCAAGGCACTTAATATCGCCCCGGAAGTCATTAGAACGGACCTTCCAGAACAAAAACTAGTTCAACCTTCTACGAATACGGAAGACATGTGGGCTGATGTACGCAGTTATACGCAACGTATGGGGCTAGGCACTACGGGGCCAGAGATCGCGGAGGATGTGGATACCCACATTCTGAAATTCCGCAAGGATTCGTTACATAAAAGGCATCTGAACTATGAAAACCTTGTCATCATGCATGGCACTGGCGACTCGATGCTTCCTGACATTCAAGCTAGCGACGCCATTATGTTTGACACATCAGACACTACGCCCCATCACAAGCACATTTACGTGATTATCACCCAAGGCGCAGCCGCTGATGAGTACAACGTTAAGCGATGTATCATTGATAACAAAAAGCAGGTTTTTTTTGCCGCCGACAACCCTCTGGGGGATCACGACTGGAAGTCACCACGCTGGAAAGATGATCCAAATTACCCAATTAAGATTATTGGCCGGGTGAGGTGGGTTGGTAGGTGGCTATAGTAATTGCAGCCACCTCCACCGCCACCTTCTTCAGCACGATAGTGCTACGCTAATGGTATGAATACTGAATTGCATACCATGCGATGGGAACTCCTGTGGGGCGTCCAAAAGTCACAGCGCTATCACTCCTGCCGTATGGCGTTCTTTGAACGCTGTAACACGCTGAGTTCTTTTCTCTGTTTATTGGGCGCTTCCGCCGTCATTGCTTCGTTTGGCAAGTACACAGCAGAGTGGATGGCTATTGCCGGAGCAGTCACCGTCACCATCGCCACGAGCATTAACCTGGTGGCTGGAACGGCACAGATGGCCCGTATCCATAGCGACCTACGCCGCCGTTTCTCTCAACTTGAGAGAGACATCGTGAAGCATCCAGACGCCACGCAAGAACAAGTTTCTGCCTGGACTGCACAGCGTCTGGAGATAGAAAGCGATGAGCCGCCGATCTTTGTTGCCTTGGATATTTTGTGTGAAAACCAGGTGACGCGATCTTATGCCCATCTAAAGGACCACCCATCGCACACACTGCCCTGGTTCAAGCGTGTTACGGCTCAGTGGCTGACGTGGGGGAATGCATAACTTGCGATGAGGAAAGATCACCATGCGCCCCTCTGTTGCACTTGAGATGAAGCGTACCGCAGTGCGTGAAGCGGTAGGCCGCTTCCGCGCCGCTAACCCGCGTGTCTTCGGTTCGGTGCTGCATGGCACTGACCACGACGGCAGCGACATTGATCTGCTGGTGGATGCACTGCCTGGTGCGACACTGTTCGACCTAGGTGATCTTGAAGAAGAACTGAAATCGTTACTCGGCATTGACGTCGATGTACTGACGTCAGGCGATCTGCCGCTGAAGTTCCGGGCGAAGGTACTCGCGGAAGCACAGCCAATATGAGTGGGAATAGACTTCCCGATTACCTTGAGCACATGCAGCAGGCCGCCGCCGATGCGTGTAGTTTTGTGGAAGGTTTGGCCAAAGAGGATTTCCTTGAGGACAAACGAACCCAGCAAGCCGTCATCATGAGCCTTATTATCATTGGTGAAGCCGTCACAAAGGTGATGGATCGCTATGCCGAGTTTACCCAGGCACATGATCAAGTACCTTGGCGGAGTATGCGCGGCATGCGTAATCGCATCGCTCATGGCTACTTTGAAATTAACCTTGATGTGGTGTGGGATACCGTGCAATCAGCCCTCCCAGAGTTGCTCAAGCAATTGGCCGCTGTGCGTCAAGATGCCAATGACCAATCGCTTTTATAAGAGTCTAGAAGTTTTTTTATGGGAAACGTGAGGTATAGAAAACGTGAAGAATCCTCTAAGGTGAGAAGGGTGGTGCTTGGCCTTGCCTCTGAAGTTGTCGAAATCCAGGAAAGAAATTCACGCCAGATAGCCCGCATTAAAAACGGTATGAAGCATGGTGCTGCGGAAGGAAGTAAAAAATTCCGTATTTGACGCGGGAAAGTCCATCACTTGCGGGCGACGGCAATCTGTCCCATGATGCCAGCATGGAAGCACGTATAGTTCAACTTGAAACCATCATCCCCACACTTGCCACCAAGGCCGATGTTGAAAGCTTGCGGGCTGACTTAAATAAGTCGGCAGGTGAACTACTGGCCGACTTAAACAAGTCAGCCGGTGAATTGCGGGCAGACTTAAACAAGTCGGCGGGTGAGTTGCGTGCTGATTTCGAGAAGGCTCAAAAAGAAAATCGGACATGGATGCTCGCCACGGTATTAGCCCTTTTCGCAGGCATTCTTGGTGTTGGCGGCTTCATGGTCAGTAGCATCAAGGGGAGCTATCAAGCGTTACCGACTCAGTCCGCCCCCATCATCATCCAACTTCCTGCTCAAGCATTGCAGCAGCCGCCGCAAGCAGCTAAGTAATCTCTTTAGATTTTGGTTGCTCACGAAACGGCGCGAATGATATTAGCGCCGCCGTAACAATTTCTTAGTGTTTGCTATTTCATGCCCAGTCATGAGAATGCGGCGAGTTCACTTTATTTACTGAAAAAGCATTCATTAAGCCCCAGATACGAATAGAGAATGTGTACTTTCATAAAAGATACACATAATTATTAGTGCCGCTATTGACATTGATAATAAGCGGCACTATTATAACTCCATCGCCCCACGACACCCGCACCCGGCGGCAGGGGCCAGGAGATATCGAAATGTCATCAAGCATTAGCAAGAAAGCCCGCCAAAAGGTTAACCAGGACGACTCAGGGACTCTAAAAGCGCCTTCATTTGGTTGGGGCCACCACTGGGGCTACCTTGTGGATTGTGACGTTGAAGGTAGACGTAACCGGCACGTTGCCTGGTTCTTCAGGGAAACGTCTTCACAGTCGCCAGAAGGAACGATACGAGTCGTTAGCGACTATTTAAGCCCGATGGTTCGTTCATGGTTTGGAAGCAACCCAGACGGCGATATACAGCGTGCCCCTAAGGGAGGGGAATACCTGCGCGTGTTCCCAACACACCCGCTGTATCCAAAGGTGAAGCAGGCATGTGACGGACAGCAGGCACGCTACGGCGATGAAGAAAATGCTGCCCTCATGGCGAGGGTGATCGCATGAGCACCTTGACCGAAGAAGTACAGGCCGATGGGACTAAAAAAGCGCCGCTGTTTTGTCGGGAGGGTATTCGGGACGAAGAAGATTCGGAGCTACAGGAAGTTGTCTATAGCGAGTCTTACGATCACACCTTCCCGGACCTTCAGGGCCGTTATGTATTAACCATCTTTGCGTTCCACCTCGACGATTTTAGCCCGCTCGTTCGCTCATGGTTTGAGGATGGTCCGCACAGCAACATAAAAGGGTTTGATCGCAGGATCTTAGATACAAAGCGCCGTATAAACGTAGCGCCAGCGCACCCGCTATATCCGCAGGTGAAGGCGGCTTATGAAGCGCAGGAAGCTCACAGCGATTCCATATTTGAAGCTGCAAAAAAATGGAACGAGGCCGTTAGCAAAGAGGGGGCTGCCTGCGCACCACACCAATTTACAGCCGCTACGCCAAAGGAAGGTGCGTAATGGCTCGCATTGGATATATCAGTTATAGCGATCCGCGTTTACAACCACCGGAAGACGATGCCCAAGAGTATTTCGCCGACCGGGTTAATGCTCGCGTTCAAGACTATTTGAGCGATCCAGAAAAAATCGAAGAAGCCGATGCATGGGTGGACGGTACATTGTCTGAGGCCCATTACAAAGAGATGGAAATTGTTTTAGCGGATTTACACGCCTTTCCTTCGGATCAGTTAATCGGCAGCGATATATTAAAACGTCTTTACGCATTAGCTGAAGTGCAAGGACTCGCACGGCTGGAGCAATTGCATCTTCTCGCTGAGGAAGAAGTCAACGAAGACATGCGCCAAGAAGCGGAATGCTTTCACGCGATGCGGGGTGATGTGATGCAGGAGGAATACGCATGATTCCTTGCACCATCACCGCACGCACCAAGCAAGGTGTGTACACCTACACCGGCCTATTTCAAAAAACGGTTGAGGCCAAGTCTGACGCCTACCGGCGCTTTGGATTCCCAGCCGTTATTGCCGTCACAGCCATTCACCGCACATCGATGCGAAACAACACGCATCCCAGCCCGCCACGTGCGGCGTGATCTGACACAGGAGAAGCCCACCCATGAACCGCTATCGCACACCGAAAGAACAACACGCTGCACGTTGCAATTACTACGCGCACCCTGGATTAGCCCACTGCATTTTGCGCGATACCCGAGCAACGCCCAACGCACTACGCATCGCTAATTACCGCGTTCGTCGCGCGCACTACGACGCCGCTAAAACGCTTTCTGCAACCCTAATCAAGCACTAACACCACTGCTGGAGGACGTCATGAACTCTATGTCTGTCATCAAACCAAACAATGTCATACCAATGACAGCCGAATACCGGCAATCGATCCGTACCGCATTGAAAACCAGCCTGTATCCAGGGGCGACCAATGAATCCGTAGAGATGGTGTTGGCCTATTGTCAGGCGGCTGATTTAGACCCGATGACAAAACCCGTTCACATCGTGCCGATGTGGATTCCAGAAAAGAAAGTCGATGGGCGCGTAGTGTCATCGGCAGGCATGCGTGATGTGATCATGCCCGGGATCGAACTGTATCGAACCAAGGCACACCGCACCGGCGAATACGCCGGACAAGATGAAGCCGTGTTTGGAGACACCCTCTGCGAAACACTGGGCGGCGTGCAGATCCGCTATCCGTCATGGTGCCGCATTGCGGTGTACCGCATGGTCGCTGGTGAACGCGTCCGATTTGCCGCAACCGTGTATTGGCTGGAAGCCTATGCCACCGCAAGAAAAGACAGCCCCGCCCCTAACAGCATGTGGTGCAAACGCCCCTTTGGACAGTTGGAGAAATGCGCTGAAGCCTTAGCACTTCGCAAAGCATTCCCAGAAGCCGTGGGCGCTCAACCGACGGCTGAAGAAATGGATGCCGGACGACACACGATTGAGGGCGAAACGCTCCATGTTGCCCCCATCCCCGTTAACCAAGACATCAGAGACATCAGCGGCCCTTACCCACACGAAGAATTTGAAAAGAATTTTCCAAAATGGTGTGACCTGATTGAATCAGGAAAAACCACAGCAGATCGCATCATCACGATGCTGCATAGCAAAGGCAAAGGCCAATTAACCCCAGAGCAACTCACCGCCATTCGCGCCTGCGCCGAAGACACCAGTGCTGAGCCTGTGCCTACAGACAGCACCCCTCTGGAAAGCAACACCACTCACACGGAAGAAAACACATGAAAATCATTGAACTGACCCAAGGCACCCCGCAATGGCACACCCACCGCGCCCAGCATCTCAATGCCAGCGACGCACCGGCCATGATGGGATGCAGCCCCTATAAAAGCCGTGCCGAACTGATACGGGAGCGCGCTACGGGGATCACCCCCGACTATGACCCAGCCACGTTACAACGCTTTGCAGAAGGACATCGCGCTGAGGAACTGGCACGCCCCTTGGCAGAACGCATCATCGGTGATGACCTGTATCCCTGTGTGGGTGTCGATGGCATGTATTCGGCCAGCTTCGACGGCTTGACCATGCTTGGAGACACCGTCTGGGAACACAAGCAACTCAATGACACGATTCGCGCCGCCATGACGGACGACTGCACCGGCCAAGACCTGCCATTCCATTATCAACTACAGATGGAACACCAGTGCATGGTGTCCGGTGCTCAACGTGTCCTGTTCATGGCCTCGGCCTGGAACGGGGAACAGCTCATAGAAGAACGTCATTGCTGGTACACGCCAACCCCCGAATTACGTAACCGCATTATCAACGGATGGCACCAACTGCAAGCCGACATCGCCGCCTACCAGCCTGAGCCACCGCCACCGCCTGCGGCCTTGGGCCGTTCACCAGAGCAACTACCGGCATTGCATATTGCAGTCACAGGAACGGTGACCACCTCCAACCTGCCGCACTTCAAAGCCTGCGCACTGGCCGTATTGCACAGCATCAACCGTGACCTGCGCACCGATGAGGATTTTGCCAACGCAGAACAAACCGTGAAATGGTGCAAAGGCGTCGAGACGCGCCTAGACGCCACCAAACAACAGGTCTTAGGACAAACCGCCGACATCGATGCTGTCTTCCGCACCCTGGACGAGATCGCCGAAGAAACCCGCCGTGTTCGCCTGGAATTGGATCGCCTGGTGAACACCGAGAAAGCGCACCGCCGTACTGAGATTGTCCACACCGGCCTGAAGACCTTGCGTGACTACTACGCCAGCCTCAACGCGAGGTTAGAGGAGTACGCCCTACCGATTCCGGCTGATTTGCCTGCAAAGATCGGTGACACCATCAAAGGTAAGAAGTCCCTGATCAGCATGCAGGAGGCTGTGAGCGCCGCCGTCGCTCACGAGAAAATCAACATCACTGCCAACGTGGAACGGGTGCGCGCCAATATCACCGTGCTGGAAGCATGTGACGCAGCTTACCGCTCCCTGTTTCCAGACAGGGTGAGTCTATGCCTCAGCAAAACACCCGATGACCTGCGCAATCTGATCCTTGCTCGCATTGCCGATCACCAGCAGCAGGAACAGGCACGCATCCAAGCCGAACGCGAGCGCCAGAACACCGTCGAAGCAACGCCATTACCCACCTCGCAAACAGCCCACTGCTCCACCGAATCCAGTGTAACCACGGCTCCCACACCTGCATCCATACACACCACACTCAAGCTGGGAGAGATCAACGCACTGATTGCCCCGTTATCCATCAATGCCGATGGATTAGCGGCACTGGGGTTTGTTCCTGTTAACACCGAACGCGCCACCAAGTGGTACGCCGCTGCTGAATTTCCTGCGATCTGTCATACCTTGAAACAGGTGTTGTCCGACGCTGCATCCCGCATTTCCATTAAGCAGGCCGCGTGATGACAGGGGCAGCCAATATCACGAGGCACGCCATGAGTGACACCTTCGAGAAAACACAGATGGGCACGCAACAAGAATCGTTCGAACACCGCTTCAAAACAGTGCTCACTCACTTGAGTCAGGCCATGCGTGAAATGAGAAAAGACACTTTTCTGGAATATAAAAAACGCCTCAACATGAGCCATCCCATGAGTGGCGATTTCGATTACACATTTACAGACGAATTAACCACCCGTGCACGCTATTGGACAAATCCTGATGGGAGCAAAGGCGGCATTGTTTCCGTTAACGCGCTCATAGAACCGTCGGCGGTGATCGAAAAAAACGCCGCGGTATTTCCTGATGCCATTATCGAAGAGGAAGCGTTGATAGGGGAAAAAACTCAGATTCAAAAAAATGTCTTTATCGCCCCCAATACCCGTATTGGGAATAACGCACGTGTCGGTGAAGGATCACTCATCTTCGAAAACGTCAGGATCAAAGAGGCCGTTTCTATCGGCACACTTGTGTCCATTCACCACAATGTGCGTATTGGGCATCGTGCCGAAATCGGAATGAAAGTACGTATCTGCCATAGTTCCATCATCGGCGAACGTGTTTGCATCTCCAAAGAGGCTCACATTGGCAGGCGTGTCACTATCGGTGAGACATCTATCATCAGCAATGGAGCCTTTATCGGAGATCACGTCTCCATCGGCAACGCAGTCAATATTGGCCAACATGTCCGCATCAATGAGGGTGTCTGTATTGATGACGGAATGACCATCAAAGATGAAATCGCAAGGCAGGCCACATGAACGGCCCATTTTACCCCAGATGCGGCCTGAGCTTGACCCACATTCACCGCTGCGGTACCGTCGCCGGTAAGGAGTGTAAAGACTCCGAAAGCAGCGGTTACCGCACCCGTCAGTTTCGCGGTTTTTTTGTGCCCGGCTCCATGACTATGGCCGGGAGGGCGACGGATAAAAAACCCCGCAAGGGGGAAGAAGTCCACCGACTGCTTTCGGTCTTTAACCTCCCGGCCACCCGGCGGAGGCGTGTAAAGACGACTTCGCTGAGGTTTTCAAACTTAAGCAGGAGTCGCCACATGTCCGTACCCTCTGTTATTCCGTTCTCATTTGAGAATCATCCTGTTCGCGTTCTCATCATCAATGGAGAACCTTGGTTCGTTGCAAAAGACCTATGTGCAGTACTGCACATCGTTAATTCCAGGTCCGCATTAATTGCATTAGATGAAACTGAAAAGGGAGTAGGTTCAACCGACACCCTTGGCGGCCAACAGGAACTAGCCATCGTCAACGAGTCCGGCATGTGGACACTAGTCCTACGCTGCCGTGATGCCGTCAAGCAGGGAACTGTCCCCTATCGCGTCCGCAAATGGATCACAGGCGAAGTCCTACCCTCAATCCGCAAGACGGGCGAGTACACAGTTCATCCTGATCTGGGATACGACCAGATGCGCAGCTACTCCAAAGACCGTAAGCAAATGAAAGCATTAAACACCGCTCATAGCCGTTGGATTAGCGATGTCAGACGGCTACTTGAGTCCGCAGGAATAAAAGAGCCTGAATTTCCAAAAGGGTTGGAAGATAGTAAAGCCATTGCCACCTCGGCACTCGTCGAACTATTCAGATGGCATCGCTGGGTACTGGATTTCGATCCTGACTTCAGGCTACGGCTGACACCCGTCACGCTGCATACCAATTTTCTTACTAGCGACGAAGTAGCCGATTGGGTCAGACACCCAACGTTTCCAAGCAAGTATCTACCAGATATCGCAAAAGCCGCGATTGAGCGCATGAGTAAAGCGTTCTCAGAAAAAGCCCTCGGCCCCCACATGGAACAGGCCGCCCCAAAGAGCATGGGCAATGCAAGCAGGCATCTCTAATGAACGACATCAGCAATAACAGCATCTACCTGCCCCCTCCCCATCCACTGCCCTCTAGGAGCACTCACAATGGCACGCGGAATTAACAAGGTGATCCTTGTCGGCAACCTGGGGAACGAGCCGGATATCAAATACACCCAAAGCGGCATGACGATCACCAGCATTAGCCTAGCAACCAGCAGCAAACGCAAGGACAGGGAGGGCGATACCCAGGAGCGGACCGAATGGCACCGCGTCAAGTTTTTCGGAAAACTGGGCGAGATCGCTGCCGAATATCTGCATAAGGGATCGCAGTGCTACATAGAGGGTGCCATTCGCTACGACAAGTTCACCGGCAATGATGGGCAGGAGCGTTATGTCACTGAGATTATTGCTGACCAAATGCAAATGCTTGGCGGGCGTGATGAAGGCTCCAGCGGCATCACGCCACAGCGGCGACCGGCAAAGGTCCGTAACAACGATAAAGCCTATGCGTATGCAGGCGATGACTTCCACGATGACGCCCCACCGTTTTAGCTGAGCAGGGATCAGACAATGGTTAATGTGCAAGCAAGACAAATACGAGACATGCCCCCAGCCGCTGGTTTATGTCTTTCCAGAAGTGAGGTTGCCGAGTTATGCGGTACCCCGCAACGCGCTCGCCAAGCTGCGTTTCTTAGGAAGAACGGCATTCGGCACTATCTGGATGCGCATGATTGGCCGGTCGTGTTGCGTGCTGCGATTGACGCGCTGCCGCCTTCTCCGATGGTTCCGCCTGTTTGGAAATCTAATAAGGTCGCTTGA